CCGTTCCCGGTTAATGGCCGGAAGTTTTCACTTTATTGTGGAAACCAACTAGTTGGCGTTTTACGCCTTCATAAATTGGGTCTTTGAAAACTGATGCTTCAATAGAAGTACTCAAAAAATCAGAGCCTTCCGAGATATACGATTCGTGGTATATATACATATCCTCGAGTTGGGATGACTCCCATTGAATTAGATCAACCGTCTTCACAAAGTTGTATAACTTTGTGGTTTTGGGTCTCCAGACCTCGTCAGAGGTCGAGATAACGCCTAATTCCTTAAAGGTCATCGCTTGATCGGTACGCTGGAGTGTTGCGATAATATCGTTAACATCATCCAATGTACCTGCGGCATACATACTGTTCAGGGCTCCAAAAGAGCGAGCCATTAATAGTTTAGATGTAAGGAGACCAATTGGTTCCCTACCTCTTCACAACTTATCAGGCTCAGCCTTACTAAGTAAAACCGCGCTACTGTTGATCTCATCTGAGATGAGTTCAACGCTATCCATAATCCTTCCCATCTTTTCGGAAATTGAATTCAATAACGACTTGATGAGGTAAGAATAATACGAATCCTTTATAGAGACTACACCGTAGGTCTTGATAATGGTGATCAATTGATCACCGTATATCTCAACCGGGTATTGTTCCTCAAGAGATTTCTTGAGCAATGATAACCCAGATCTCGGGTGTAGCTCGCATAGGATATAAAACGTACGTAAGTAGTTTCGTAGGTGATATTCTTTGACTTTACAGTCATCGAATATCTCCCTCAACGGAATTATGTTTCCATAATTCCGCTCTGAGAGATGAACTGCAAGTTGAGGAAGGTCTAAAAGATTCTTCTTCACTGCGCGACAAATGTTAGCAGATATTCTGCTCACATCTTTGCCGTAATTTAGTGATCTCGAGACAAATTCTCCACGGAGGTTTCCCTCCGTTGCCGATTTTGTTTTCTGAACGTTTATACTTATACCGCACATTTCTGTGTAGGTATTATATACATGTTCGGATGGGTCAAAGCACCAAAGATCGTCTCCTACTTTATTGTAGGTCTCGATTGTAGGGTTTATTTTGTAGTCTTCTTTATAGATCATTTCCAAAAGGAAAAGATCTGTTATAGTTGCTATATCAAACGACCCGTTGGTGCCCATACCTTGTCCCCTAGCATATTTGATAGGCGATGAGGAACCCTTCAGAGTTCACTCGCAGTCAACTACGAGCGAAAACCAGCAATCAGCTATTATAGAGCCATATCTGGCTTTCATAAATAGATGTTGTAAAGAAGAAGGGAACGCATCCGTCCATGACGAGATATCGTAACTCTTCACTCCAGGCCTGATAAATCTTTTCAGATTATCAAAGCCCTTTGAGTGATTCTTACTATAGCTGACGTTACTAAACCTTTGCGATGTATACTGTTGTATGTCAACCATAATAGGCTCAAGTAAAACTTGTGTCCAGTAGTCAGAAATGGCTACTAAACGACATTTGTTTCCTTTGTCGGAAACCGTTGTGATATATCGCAACCGTTTCCGTTCTACTCTATTATGGCTTAGGGCTCGGCTCTTCATGTATTCATATAGATCCGCATTACCCGTTGCAACACAAAGCTTATGAAAAGATTCATGTATTTTCGAGTTAATTAAAGCGTACGCTTCGACGTCTGCGGTTTGCCATTTAGGCTTGCCGTTTGGACCTTTCGAAAGTACTCTAGTTGCGGGCTTAGTAATAAGCTCAAGATTAGCTTTGGTCACGTGTGAATTCACATATGACTCATACCTTTCTTTAAACTCTATAGGAACGCTAAAGGCCTTCGTGATCTCAGAGAGATCCGGAGAGCTGTTACCACTGCATAACCGG